TGAGCATCTCTTACGATCCCAAATGCGAAGAACTGGCGCGCTACTTCCTGACCACTGAAAGCACCAAACCCGGCCAGGAACAGGTGAGCCGGCTGGCCGGCAAGATCCAGCAGGCGATCGAAGAATTCCTCGAAGCGGAGTAGTTGTAATGCCCAAATTAACCGTACTGATGGGCGCGCCCGGGGCGGGCAAGTCCACCTACGCGAAGAGCACCGGAGCGCACGTAGTGACCACCGATGGCGCACGCGGGCGCCTGTCGCCCGGAGACACGCTCCACAAGGCCTACAGCGAGATCAATGCCGCGCTGGCCGCGGGCAAGAACGTCGTCTTCGACACCACCGGCTCGAATCCGGCCGTGCGCAAGGCGGCCGCCACGATCGCGCAGAAACACGGCGCCCAGCTTGCCGCGCGGGTCATCGATGCTCCGCTAGGCGCGTGCCTGCAGGCGCAGCAGGGCCGGGCGAAGCCGGTGGCCGCCGCGGACGTGCGGCGCATCCACGACGCGGTGCGCAAGCAGGCCGCGGGCCTGCAGTCCGAGGGTTTCAGGGACGTGCGCGTCGTGAAACGGAAATGATGCCGCTAGCGATGCAAGGCCTCATGCAACAACATGCGAAGCAAGGTCTGGTAGCCGATACCCTTGGTCGCCGCGCTTTGTTTGGCTCGCTCGATGTCCGCGACCGCCAACCGCAGGCTGATGGCTTGCGTCTGCTTCACGGAAGATTCCTTGGCGCTCTCGGATTTATTTTTAACTCTCGGCATTTTCAAGCTCATTTTCGTTTCCTTGACCCTCCCGGCGCCATCGCGCCGCGCAGGAAGCCTCCAACCGTCAGGTCCTCGTCGACCTGGGGCCAGTGGATTCCATATCCTTCGCCAAGCCATTCAAAGTCGTTCCGTTGCGCTTCGGTGGCATTGAGCAGTCTCGGATACCACGCTAGGGGTACGGTGATGGTGCGGCCGTCAGACAAGACGCAGGTAAGCTCGTCTTCCGAGAAGCTCAGACCGATTCCTTTGGCCTGTATTTCATCGCTGGTTAAAGTATTCATTCCATTTCTCCGTCCAGGTGAGCTGATGTTCGATTACAAGTTTTCCGATCTGCCGCAGTTCCCGCGCGGTGAAACCGGCGTTGAATGCAAGGACTACCGGATTGAGCCAGAATTTTGCCATCGCTGAATCGCGGCGCACGTGAATATGTGGTGGCTCGATGCCTTCATCGCTGAAAAAGAAGAAACGATAGGGGCCGATAATCGCGAGAGTGGGCATCTATATACATTGTATATACAACCGGATCAAAATGCAACTTAAACCGGCAAAAACCTAGGCCCTCTTCAGGTTGGAGCGATAGATGCCACTCAAACCGGGCAAAAGCCAGAAAGTCATTAGTTCCAATATTCGCAAAGAGGTGGCCGCCGGCCGCCCCCAAAAGCAGGCCGTCGCGATCGCACTGCACACCGCGGGCAAGCCGAAGCGCACGCTACGGGATTTAATGAACGGTGGAAATGGGCAGCCTTAACTCACCGGCTCAACCCGGTAGAAGTATTGGAACTCAGGCGGAATCTCTTTACCTGGTTTGAACTCTTTTGTATCTGGGGTATAGCTTCCGGCGCGCCAGGGTATGCCTCGATCACGATTCCATTGCCGCCTGTTCTCCAAATCCGCAAAGTATTCATCTCGTGTTAGCTCGGCGACGATGCGGACGCGGCCATTGATCGTATCGAACTCCTCACCAACGAGAAGCGGCTCATTTAGTGCATATGTGGGGCTAAAGCCCATGAGCTTTATCGTAACCGATGGCTTCCAGTAAGTCCGACAAAGACCTCATCGCAACGGCACGCGAGCGCTACAAACTCGCCGAGGAAGCCGAACGCGAGATCCGCAAAGAGGCCAAGATCGACCTGCAATTTGCGGCCGGCGAGCAGTGGGACGACGACGACAAGAAGCGGCGCAACATGATGGGGCACGGGAATAAGCGGCCTTGTCTCACATTCAATAAGCTCACCGGCCCGATCAACCAGGTCGCCAACCAGGCCCGCATGAACAAACCGGACCTCGAGGCGCTGCCCGTCGACAGTAAGGGCGATCCGGCGACCGCCAAAGTGTACGAGGGCATGATCCGGCACATTCAATATGCGTCCAAAGCCGATCAGGTCTACGAGACCTCGCTGGATCAAAGCACGAAGGGCGGTTTCGGCTATTTCAAGGTCACGACGAAATACTGTGGCAACAAGACGTTCGACCAGGAAATCAGGATCGAACGCATCCTGAACCCGTTCAGCGTGCTGATGGACCCGTATGCGCGCGAAGCGGACAAGTCCGACGCCAAGTGGGCCTTCGAACTCGAGTGGATTTCGAAGGACGAGTACAGGGCGGAATTCGGCGACACCGAAGTCGCGCAGATGCATTTCTACGAGGGCTGCACCAACCCGGCCCCGGAGTGGATCGGCAAAGACGGCGTGCTGGTGGCGCGGTACTGGTATATCGAGATCGAAACCAAAACACTGGTGGCGATCCAGTGGCCCGATGGCAAGGTCACGAACGAATACCTCGAGGACATGCCCGCGGAACTGCCGCCGGGCATACAATTCGCGGTCGATGAAAATGGCGATCGCATCGAACGCGAAGACCAGATCCGCCACGTGAAAATGTGTCGGCTGAACGGCGTGGAAGTCCTCGATAAAACCGACTGGAAAGGCCAGTGGATCCCGATCCTCGCAGTGCTCGGCGAGGAGATGTACATCGAGAACAAGCGGTATCTGTTCAGCCTGATCCGCTTCGCCCGCGACCCGCAGAAGCTGTACAACTTCTACCGCTCGAGTGAGGCCGAAACCGTCATGCTCGGGACCAAGGCGCCCTGGGTGGGCGTCAAAGGCGCGTTTAAGGATCCCCGGTGGAAGACGGCCAACACCGTGCCGTGGGCCTACCTCGAGTACGAGCCTCTCGATATCGCGGGCAATCCGGTCCCGATGCCGCAGCGCAATCTGGCAGAGCCGCCGATCCAGGCGCTCTCCATCGGCGCCGCGCAGGCCTCTGACGATATCAAGGCGACGACGAACGTATACGACGCCAGCCTCGGTTCGCAGTCGAACGAAGTGTCCGGTATCGCCATCCAGCGGCGCCAGGGACAGATGGAACTGTCGAACTTCCACTTCGTGGACAACCTGAACCGCGCCATCCTGCAGTGCGGCGTCATCCTCTGCGACCTGATCCCGAAAATCTACGACACCCCGCGCCAGGTGCGGATCCTCGGCGAGGACATGCAGGAGGAGATCGTCACGGTCAATCAGCAGTTTGCGGGCGACTACGGCGAGGAGAAGTGCTTCGACCTGACCAACGGCAAATACGACGTGCGCCTCAAGATCGGGCCGTCGTTCAAAACCCAGCAGCAGGAAACGGCGAGTCAGGTTACCGAACTCTCGCGCAACTTCCCCCAACTGATGCAGGTGGCCGGCGACATCGTCTTCGACAACCTGAACTTTGCGGGCGCCGAAAAGATCGCAGAACGCCTGCGGCGCGCGATGCCCCCGAACCTGACCGAGGACGCGGACAAGAAACCGCAGCAGCTGCTGGCGCAGCAGAACGCGCAGCAGGCGCAGCAGATCGAGCAGTTGACCCAGGCACTCAACAAACTGAGTGACGACATTCGCAGCAAAGCCATCGAGGCCGAATCGAACGAACGCATCGAGAAGATGAAGATCGAGGCGGCAGACCGCCAAGCGGCGCTTGAGGCAGACACAAAGCTCGAAATCGAGCGCATGAAGATCGCAGCGGCGAACAATAGCGTCGAATCGCAGGAAAACATCGCCTTCATGCGCGTCGACATGGCGCGATTACAGGCGCAATTGGACCGCATGGCGTCCGGTGCGGCCGCCGAGGCCGCCGAGCCAGGCGAAGCAATGCCGAGCTCCGGAATGCCGCCGCCGGGCGCAATGGGCGGCGTCCCGCCCGCGGCGCCGCAGCCACAGTTTTGATTTATGCCAGACGAAGTAATCGAGCAAGGGACGGAAAACGTCGCTAGCGAGGCCCCGACAGATTTTCGGGAGTTTGCGAAGTGGCGCGAAACCGGTGAATTGCCCGAACCAAAAGCAGCCACATCCGCGGCCGCGGAAGACAAACCGCCGGCCAAAACTGAACCGGACTCGGAAACGGAAGACCATCAGGAAGCAGGGGAACAGGAAGACGACGAACCGCAGGACGAAGCAGCGCCGGCCGGCAAAGGCAAAGGCGGATCACGCCAGCGTCGTATTGAACGGCTGACCAGGGAAAACGAGGAGTTGAAGCGGTTGATCGCCGGGCAACCGGTGACGCCACCGCACGATAAGCCCTCGGAACCCGCGCAGCCCGCCGCTGCCGGCAAGCCGAAGCTCGAAAACTTCAAAACGCTCGAGGACTATCAGGAAGCTCTGACGGACTGGAAACTCGATGAACGCGAGCGCACCCGCAAAGAAGCGGACGCGCGAACGGCTCAAGAGGAAGCAGCCCGCACAGAGCAGGAGCGGTGGACGGCGAAGGAAAAGGCCGCACGCAAGGCGCACGACGACTACGACGACCTGATCGACACGGTGGTGATCCCGGCAGGGCCGGGAGTCCTGGCCGCCCGTCAGGCCATGCTCGAAGACGAACACGGCGCCGAACTCCTGTACCACCTGGCGAAGCACCCGAAGGAACTCGAGCGCATCGCTGCGCTGTCACCAGCCAGCGCAGTTTTGGCGATCGGCAAACTGTCCGCGAAGTTCGACACCCCTGCCACTGAAAACAACGGGAAGCCACGCATAACGGGCGCACCCAAGCCGCCGCCGCCGTCTGGAAGGCCTTCCAAGGCCACTCCGGACTCGATTGACGATCCGGAAGTCATCAAGGATTTTCCGCGGTGGGAGCGGTTACGGAAGGCGCAATTAGGGAGATAAACAGTGCCCAATACCCTTCTGACCTGGAGCATGATAACCAACGAACTCCTGCTCAGGTTCAAGAACAATCTCGCGTTCGCAGGCGCTCTCGAGCACACCTGGGACGATAAATTTGCCGTAACCGGCGCGAAGATCGGCGACACGCTGCGCTTGCGCGAGCCGGTCTTATTCGCCGCAGGGACGAATCCGGACATCACCGCGGCCATCCAGGACGTGATCGAAACCCAGAAAACCCTGACGCTGAATACGCAGGCCGTGGTGGCGTTCCAGTTCTCCTCGAGCGAGCTGGCGTTGTCGATCGATTCGTTCAGTGACCGCTACCTGAAGAGCGCGGCCGTCTCGCTCGCCAATAAAATCGACGTCGACGGACTCACGATGGCGTATCAGGCTACCGCCAATACCGT